GTGTCATCCCCGTCCGCCAATATGTCATAACGCGAAATTTTGTGCATTCTAAAAGCTGTTATTAACATGGCAATGATTAGGATGGTATTACCCAAACCAGTGTGCATATCACCAGACATCCTGGCTCCACGAACAGAACCACGCACTCCGTCACAAGAAAACTTGTTTTCACGCATGAGCCCAAGCAATTGATGTAAGTATTGGGCAAAAGCGGGAAAGCACATTTTGTAGAACTCATGTTCCAAGTCCTGCAATTCCATTGTGAGATGTGCGTCGAAACCACTACAATCTGTTGAGAATATTATTGGATGTACACCGTACATTTTGCGAAATAAGTCAATCTTATATTTTACAGCCATTCCACGCTGCATTTTATTCATTGACTTACCTATCCATGGGTTGCTTACTCCATACTCCTTCGTATCACACCAACGCCGAAATTCACCTTTGGCTGAGAGGTATTTGTACAGATACTGCTCTAGCGGTTTGGTAAATTGCGCCCAAATGTAATTGAACATTGGGTCTCTTGGCGAAATGTTACGTGGAAATTTTGTCTTAGAAATACTCTCAACCTTAGCAAAGGTTCTAATACGAGCGTACTTCCGCATCATATCGATTGGTGGACAAAGTGTCTCATCCATTCCATCACGTTTGATGCACAACAATTTGCACCACTCATCCGCAACACGTTCGTATCGCCTCGGATCAGCAACACAGGTGTGGAAACCTAACATACCAAGTTGTGACTCAATAAACTGATTTTGACCACGGAAGGCCTTTTCAGTTTCTGCGCCGGTTAACGGACGTCCGGAGGTATGGGCGCGGAAGTCACGCGCCATAACTTTGAACGTTTTCCGCAACTCTTTGGCAACAGATTTATCAAACTGCGGGAAGGGAGCATGTCCCCCATTTTTCTGTGCGTTGCGAAGCAAACGCTCAACAACCGCCATTTGATTATTTTTGCACAACTGTCATTGCATGCGAATTCATTATACTTGGTAAACTCCCCAAATTTGTTTATTGTCGGCACCTTCAATGCCACAAACTGCCTTTTAGATTCAGGAGGTACACAATCTGGCAACGGTTCAACAAACGCAATGCTACGATATTGTTTAACCATTGGCTTCTCCCCACCAACGAACACCCCATCCACATACCATCCGCGCTCGTACCGTGCTCTGTGAGCATGGCAATGGAGTGGGACGCCTGTGATTTTTAGTCGGGGCGCCAGGCGGGCGCCCCCAATGCTTTTAAACGTTCATAGCTCATTGCGGCATCGTCGAAAGCATCGGAGTACCACATCAGGTTAAGAGACACATCGGAGACAATTCGCTCTTTCGCATCAATAAACCATGATCGGTGTGCCTTGTGCTGTTTTGTATATTTACCAAGTCCTTCAACACAATGCGCATCATATGCCGATGAGACATAGCGCATGATGGCCTCCATATTTTTGTGATCCATTTTGCAGTATT